CTTTATATTTTCTCCGGGGGTTATATTTTTGGGCCTTTTGTAAGGCTCTGACGGGCTAGAAACCTCCTTTCTTTGAGATAGCTATATTTTGCACATAACAGTTCTCCTCGTCAACACGTCTGGGCATCGTGTTCAATCCGTTACACCCGTCAGAGCTGTTACAAAGGGCCCAAAAACTAATAGAAAAGGATATTTGTTATGCCTAAAAGGGAACCTAAACCGTTGAAGAGACGACGAAGATCCAGGGCATACACTGCAGAAGAAAGGGAAAACGAGCTTACAAATCTGGCTTACGACCTTGTAGAACAGAGATTGCGTGACGGAACTGCTACTGCAGCAGAGACTGTGCATTTTTTGAAGCTAGGTTCAAGCCGAGAGAAGCTCGAAAGAGAGCTCATGCGCCAGAAAAAGGAGCTTGAAGCTGCTAAGACCGAGAATCTTACTTCTCAGAAGAATGCTGGGGATCTTTACGCTGAAGCTATACGGGCTTTTGCTAGATATTCTGGCAATGAAGATGAGGATGACGACGATGACGAAGAATATTAAGACCTATTCAGAGCTAGTCAGTCTTCCGTCTTTCAAGGAGCGGTTCGATTACCTATTTATCGGCGGAAAAGTTTATGAGGCGACGTTTGGTGCCGAGAGATATTTGAATCAGGTCTTCTACAGGTCTCAGGAATGGAAAGAATTGAGAAATTCAATCATCTTAAGAGATAATGCCTGCGACTTGGGAATCGAAGGTCATGACATCGTGCATAGTTCGTGGATTAGAATCCATCACATCAATCCCATTACGCCTGACGATATTCGTAACCGCTCTTCAAAGCTGTTCGATCCAGAAAACTTAATAACTTGTAGCACAAAGACCCACCAGGCTATTCATTACACTGGTTGGGATGGCGCGCCACAAGATCCTGTAACTCGTAAACCAAACGACACATGCCCCTGGAGGTGATTATATGGTCGATAGTATTTTAGATTCCGTCAAAGATAAGATTGCTGGCGGTTCGATCCACGATCACTTTGACGGCGAGCTCGTGGACGACATTAACGCGGTTCTCGTGGATCTCAGACAGGTTGGAATTGGACCTGAAGAGGGATTTCATATAACCGGATCGGATGAAACCTGGGAAGACTTTGTGGGAGACAACTTGCAGATGCAGCGAAGTGTATCAACGCTTGTTGCTTTGAAAGTCAGACTAATTTTTGATCCTCCTGCAAGTTCGGCAATTGCCGATGCAATCAAAGCTAACATTGATAGGCTTGAATGGAGGTTGAATCTTAACTATGAGATTGGAGTATGACAACGATCTGTGTCATTACGGCGTAAAAGGTCAGAAATGGGGTGTTCGGCGTTACCAGAATAAGGATGGAACTAGAACGAATCTTGGTCTTAGACGTGAAAACGTCAAGCGCAGGATTGCCTCCAGAGAAAGAACTAATCCTGAAATCAATGCTTTGGTTGGACGAATGTCTGTGGAGGACAGAGCCAAAATAGGCCTTGACCCAGATCAGGAATACACAAATTCTGATGAGGCCATGTCTATCATTAGGCGAGAAACTCTCAGAAGAGGTAAGAAAATTGTTGCCTTCTGTGATGCGTTTGCTGGAGATCCAGATTTCGGTGTGAACGGTAAGCAACCGTTATACATTGCGATTGGTACCAGTCCTGAAGCAGTAAACAGAGGTAAAGGATACGCTACCGAGGTTTCTAAGCGAATGCAAAGATGGTTCGATTCGCAGGACGATTACGACGAAATGATCTGGTCGGCAAGAAGCGACAACCTTGCTTCACAAAGAATTGCTCAGAAAACTGGCTTTAAATACAGCCCGTCAACTTCATCGGATACGTGGTATGAATACACATACTCTAAGAGAAACACAAAATGATCAGGAGAAACCAAAATGAATTTTCCAATTGGCACGGACATTATTGTAACCATTATTGTTTCTGTTTTCGCTTCGTCTGGTTTCTGGGCTTATCTTATGAATCGTCAGAGGGCATCAACGGCTGAACGACGTATGATTCTTGGAATAGGATACAGATCCATATGCGCTTTATGTGAGACATATCTAAAGAGAGGATACATCTCCAGGGAAGAGTATTCAGATCTTAAGAAGTACTTATTTGAACCCTACAAAGAGATGGGTGGAAACGGAACTTGTGCACGATTGATTCAGGAAGTAGATAAGCTTCCGATAAGGGAAAATGAATGAACTTTATCATCACGGTATTCTAGGCCAGAAGTGGGGCGTTCGGCGCTTTCAAAATAAAGATGGGACTAGGACCGCAGCTGGGAAACAACATCGGTTAAATACGGATGAAACTTTTACTCTCGAGAAAGGCTACAAACTAAAACGTAGCTCAACAAAAAAATCGGAGACTGAAAAAGTCGAAAGAACGTATGTCTCCATTAACGACGACGATGCAAAAAAGTGGTCTTCGATGTTTAGAAAATACCATCGTGATGTATGGGAGACTGAATACGAAACCACTAGAGATTTGCGTATAGCTTCCGGTAAAGATCTCGTTGCTGTTATCGATAAAGAGTTTAAGACAAAGAGTCAGCAAAAAGCCCTTAATGAGGACATTGCTAATGTTCAGAAGAATTTCTCCGGCCTTGATTATATTCCTAAAGCGCCGGAAGGAGTCGATCAGAGGGCTTATGAAGCAGCAGGTTTGATGCGTACCTATGGCGTTAAAGATGAGGACACAAAAAGCGGTCAGAAAATAGTAGCAGCTTTAAAGAAGTCCGGCTTTGACGGAATGGTGGATTCGTGGGGACAAGACGTCGCTGATACTCCGGTAATTTTATTTAACCCCGAGGATAAAATCGAGAAAAAGAAAACTCGAAACGTTGCCGCAGCAGCACGAAGAAAAGAGATGCTTGTTGAAGGAGCTCAGACAGCAGCAGCAGTTGGAGCTTTCTTGGTGCCTTATATAGCTATGGCTTTATTGTAAAGGAGTGACAAAATGCAGGAGATACTATTCAATCTAATTTATTGCGTATGTTATGCGCTTATTCTTGCGGCCGTTAAAGCTGTGGTTACAGTTCTGATTCCCTATATTCGGGCGAAGCTTACAAAGAGCCAGTATGAGTGGATCGCTCTTATCGTTAAGAACGCGGTCCAGGCTTATGAGCAGACCGTTGAGGGATCAGGAAAAGGAGAACTTAAATTTGACCTGGTGTCAGCAGCAGTTGTACAAGAACTTAAGAAAAAGGGTATTTCTATAAGCAGTGATCAGCTTAAGCTTTTAATCGAATCTGCCGTACACGAGATGAACGCTGCTGGCATTGTATTTGCCGGAACAGTTAACTTGAATGAAGACGCAAATACGTTAGATGAAGACGGAGATATTTAAATGTTATCGAACACTGCAACCCCAAAATACTACGGGATGTTCAGGGATGCAGTAATTCGTGGAGAGATTCCGGTTTGCCAGGAGATTTCCATGGAAATGAACCGCATTGACGACCTGATCCGAGATCCGAGATATTATTACGACGACTTGGCCGTTGAGGGATGGATTGACTACTGTAACGAAGAGCTTACTCTTACAGACGGTCGAGATCTCCATCTTCTCGACACATTTAAGTTGTGGGGTGAGCAGGTATTTGGATGGTATTATTTTTCGGAAAGCATGGTCTACAAGCCGAATTCTAATGGGAAAGGCGGTCGCTATGTTTCTCGAAGAGAAAAGAAGCGCTTGACGCTTAGGCAATATTTGATTGTTGCTCGAGGAGCGGCTAAATCGATGTACGGGTCGTGTATACAGAGTTTCTTTCTCAACATCGATCCGTCTACAACTCATCAGATAACAACTGCTCCGACAATGAAACAATCGGAAGAAATTCTTTCACCAATAAGAACCTCCATAACAAGAGCGAGAGGGCCCCTGTTCAAATTTCTGACAGAGGGCTCTCTCCAAAACACTACAGGCAACCGAATGCAGAGGCAGAAGCTGGCCTCCACAAAGAAGGGAATCGAGAACTTCATCACCGGGTCACTTCTTGAAATTCGACCGATGTCGATCGATAAGATCCAGGGTCTTAGGTGCAAGTGCGCAACTGTCGATGAGTGGTTGTCCGGTACGATTCGTGAGGATCCGATCTCTGCTATTGAGCAGGGAGCAGCAAAAGGCGGACTTGACGACTACATCATCATTGCGACTTCGTCAGAAGGGACTGTTCGAAACGCTTCCGGCGATGACATCAAAATGGAGTTAATGTCCATCCTAAAAGGTGAGTATTATGCCCCTCACGTTTCGATCTGGTATTACAAGCTTGACGATATCAAGGAAGTATCGGACCCAGACATGTGGTTGAAGGCAAATCCGAATCTCGGAAAGACAGTAACGTACGATGCCTACCAGCGAGATGTAGAAAGAGCCGAGAAAGCCCCGGCGGCAAGGAACGATATTCTTGCTAAACGATTCGGTATCCCTATGGAGGGTTACACATATTTCTTTACATACGAAGAAACACTGCCGCATAGACGTCGCAGCTTCTGGAACATGCCTTGTTCATTAGGATTGGACTTGTCTCAGGGAGACGACTTCTGTGCGGCTACTTTTTTGTTTCCGCTGTCTCGAGGATTCTATGGAATTAAGGTTCGAAGCTATATCTCTACTCGAACATTCGATAAGCTTCCAAGGTCCATGAAGACAAAGTACAACATCTTCATCAAAGAAGGTAGCTTGGTTGTTCTTGAAGGCACGACTATTGACATGATGGAAGTTTACGACGATCTGGATAAGATGATTGAGGACTCTGGATACGATGTTCGTTGTGTCGGGTATGATCCATACAATGCCCAGGAGTTCATACAGAGATGGGAAACAGAAAACGGACCCTTTGGGATTCAGAAAGTTCCTCAGGGAGTTAAGACGGAGTCGGTTCCGCTCGGCGAGTTGAAAGACATGGCTGAGGACCGGCTTCTTTTATTTGACGAGGAACTTATGTCCTTTTGCATGGGCAATGCAATCGTGCTCGAGGACACAAATGGAAACAGAAAACTATTGAAGCGACGATACGACGAGAAGATCGATAACGTCTCAGCTATGATGGACGCTTATGTCGCTTACAAGGTCAACAAGGAGGCCTTTGAATGAATTACGTAGAAGGAACGACATTAATCATAGGTGACACTTCTACCCATTTGGCTCATCATGGCGTCCAAGGTCAAAAGTGGGGTGTCAGACGCTATCAAAATAAAGATGGGTCTCTTACTGCCGCCGGTCGTCAGAGATTGGGGTATGCTGCAAAGACCGTCAAGTCAAAGATAACCGGCGCAGCCAAATCAGCAAAAGCTGGCATAACAGGGGCTGTAAAGAAAACCTATGCTGTCGGAAAGCATACCGCTGTAAAGTTTAAGAGCGGTGTGAAGAAAGCGGCAGGCGCTACTGTGGTGGCAGCTAAGAAAGTTAATGCTTGGCGCATTAAAAAGGTAAAAGAGAAAGCCTCTCAATCTCGTAAAGGCGTAATGGCCAAAAAGAAGTACTTCTCAAACGAAGAACTGAGCGAACTCAGTAAACGTTTCGACATTGAAGACGAGATTGCTATGAACGGCATCAAGAAAGGTGCTGAAATCGTCGGCGTTATAGGCGATAACGCAAAGAAAGTTGCTGAGGCTACTAAATCGATAGGTGAAGCCTATACCAAACTTACCGGAGATACGCTCATCAAGGGCCGCAAAGAAGACTATGAGAATCAGCTTGCTAAGGCTACTGAAGAAGCTAATGAGAAGGTTAAGAAGGCTGAGAGTAAAGCGGCAGAATCTGATAAGAAGGCTGCAGAAGCAGCCGAGAAAGTTAAGGAAGCTGACGAGAGAGTTAAGAGGGCCGACGAACGGAACAAGAACAATAGCGATAGGGAGGCAGCTGTTAGTAAACGCGAGAAATCTGCTAGCGATAGAGAGAAATCTGCTAATAGCAGGGAGAGAGAAGTTAACAAGCAAGAGCAGAGTTCTAACGCTAGAGCCCGAGATCTGAATGCTCGAGAACGAGAGATGGATGATAACTATAACCGACAGCAGAAAGACCTTCAAAGAAAGAATCAGGCTGCTGATGATTATTTACATAGAGTTCATAAGCAAGCACAAAAAGTTAATCGACGTGAACAAGAACTCGATCGACGTGAACGAGAACAGGCGGAAGGCGCTGCTGGGAGGGATATAGCTTTGCGTGAAATAGCTGAAGAAAACGGCCGTTTGAGAGCTCAAACGGAATCCGAGGGCAAAAAGAGAAAGAAAAACGCTAAACATTCAGCAATTTCCGATACAACATTGATTCTCGGTGATCCTTCATATTTGGCTCATCACGGTGTCCAAGGTCAAAGGTGGGGCATTCGAAGGTATCAAGATAAAAATGGTCATTTGACCCCCAAAGGGAGAAAAAAGCTTGAGAAAAAACTGACCAAACTTAAGCGTAAGAAGACTCTTAATGATGCTCGACTCGGTGAAGCGGAAGAACGTAGATTCTGGTCTACTGCAGCAGGTACCGCGTTAGGTGCTGTTGCTGGCGGTTCGATCGCCGCTGTTATATCTACAGCTACAGGAGGATTGGCTACTCCAGTTGCTGCAGTTGCAGGAGGGGCTATTTGCTCTGCCATAAGCGGTGGTGCTACTTATGGTGCACATAGCTTAGGTATGCTTTATCAGGGCCACAAAGTAAAACGAATCAACAAGAAAGTTAAAGCGTATGAAAAGGCTTTGAGTGAAGATTTAAAGCCGATAAGCGAAAAAGATCTAACGAAAGCCGAAAGAAGGGAGTTGGCCGAATTAGATGAATTGGATAGAAAACAGGGGTATTAACGGTATGAACGATCATTATTACACTTTATCAAGAACCCCATATCTAGAACATCATGGCGTCAAAGGACAGAAATGGGGTGTTCGAAAAAGAGTTGATAAAGCCCTCGGTCGAAGGGACGCTAGCGGTAAGCTAACCCAAAAAGGCAAAAAGCATCTAGAAAAAAAACTAGATAAGCAGAATCGTAAGAAAACCGGATTTAGGGCAGCGGCAGGTTTGACTCTTGGCCTGCGAGATGCTATGACTCCGGCTACGGCGATTGCTGGCGCTGCCTGGTGGGCTGCTGTTGCTCTTACAGATGGTATGGCTATACCTGCCATGTTAGGCGGTATGGCGATTGCTGGCGCCATAGGTGGCGGTGCTACCTATGCTTCAGGCACGGTTGGATCTCTTGTAAATCGGTATGGCGAACATGTAACGAATAAGAAAGAGAAGAAGATTAAGAAAGAGCTGGCTGAAGGTTAAATCAAAATGGGAGTAATTTCATGAAACGAAAAAAGATTATTAATCACGATGTCGTTGGCGGCACTCTCATTATTGGGCCTGAACTGAAACATTACGGCGTTAAGGGCATGAAGTGGCGTGTAAAGAAAGCATCTGGATCAAATGAAGATGCAGCTGGAGGCGGAGCCGCAGATCCTGATGAAGAAGATGAAGTTGAAGAAGACTCATCAGATAAGCCCGCTCTGCCTAGTGATCGGTATAGAGTAAAGAATGGAAATAAACGTCCAGTAGGTCGCGAGAAGCAAGTAGGCAGCGGAAAGGTTACAATTCACAAACGTGAAAAAGCCAACACTGGAGGTCCTCAGAGTTCAAAGTTCGCCAATAAACCAAAACGTCCAGTGGGTCGCAAGAAGGTGGTAGGTAGTGGAAAGGCCACAATTCACAAACGTGAAAAAGCTAATACTGGAGGTCCGCAGAGTTCAAAGACACAATCAAAATGGAGGTAAATACCTATGGGTTTAAGAGATAGGCTTTCGCATGCATGGAATGCCTTCATGGGACGAGATCCGACAGTAAAGCATGAGTATGGGTCTAGTTCAAGACCCGATCGAAAACGACTTCATTACGGTAACGAGCGGTCTTTTATTGGTGCGATTTACAATCGAATTGCAATTGATGTTGCGGCAATTCGTATTGAACACGTAAGGTTGGACGAGAACGGTCGGTATAAAGAATCGATGTCATCGTCACTTAACTCGTGCTTGAATTTGGCGGCAAACATCGATCAGACAGGCAGAGCTTTCATACAGGATGTTGCAATGTCCATGATGGACGAGGGTGTTGTTGCCATTGTTCCGACAGATTGTAACTACAATCCTTTTGAAAGAAGTTTCGACATTGAGGAGCTGCGATGTGGAAAGATTGTAGAGTGGTTTCCGACTGAAGTTAAAGTTGATTTGTACAATGAACGCACTGGTCAGAGGGAAGAGATAATTCTCAAGAAAGAGCTTGTTGCTATTGTTGAAAATCCTTTGTATGCAGTTATGAATCAGTACAATTCAACTTTACAGAGACTTGTTCGTAAGTTGAATCTTCTTGATAAGCTTGATGAATCGTCAGCATCGGGAAAGTTGGATTTGATTATTCAGCTTCCGTATATGACTAAATCTCCTGCCCGAAAGGCACTTGCCGAAAAGAGATTGAAGGATCTTGAAGATCAGCTTGCTAATTCTAACTATGGTATTGCGTACATTGAAAGTACAGAGCATATAACTCAGTTGAATCGAGCTGTTGAGAACAAGCTGATGGCCCAGATCGAGTATTACACAAAAATGGTATATAGTCAGCTGGGTATGACAGAAGAAGTTTTTAACGGAACGGCCAACGAAGAGGTAATGTTGAACTACCACAATCGAACGATTGAACCAATGGTGTCGGCAATAGTCGATGCTATGCGGTGGAAGTTCCTTACGCCAACCGCTCGTACTCAAGGACAAAGCATCGTTTTCTTTAAGGATGCATTCAAACTTGTTCCTGTCAACCAGATGGCTGACATTGCAGACAAGTTTACTCGTAATGAGATCCTTTCGTCGAACGAGCTTCGTCAGATCATTGGATTCAAACCTTCGAATCAGGAAGGCGCTGATGACCTACGTAATAAGAACCTTAACCAGAAGGTCGAACCACAAGAAGCTCCACCTAATGAAGCAGATGACGGAAGTAATCAAGAAAAACTAGGAGGAAATCAAAATGGGGTTTAAATACGACTTCGCAGGATGGGCCTCCAAGAACAACATTAAGTGTGCAGATGGTCGAACGATTCGTCCGAACGCATTCAAAGACTGTGATGGAAAAGTGGTTCCTCTCGTCTTCATGCACAATCATAAGGATGTCGATAATGTTCTTGGCCATGCCCTCCTGGAGAATAGACCTGAAGGAATTTATGCCTACGGGTCATTTAACAATTCAGCCCTCGCTCAGACAGCGAAGGAAGCAGTTGAACATGGAGATCTTACTGCCCTTAGCATTTATGCAAACCAGCTTAAAGAGAAGAACGGCAACGTATTCCACGGTCGTATAAGGGAAGTATCGCTTGTTCTTGCTGGAGCGAATGATGGAGCTCTGATTGAGTATCCTATCATTGAGCATTCTGATGGGACATGGGAATACGACATGGATGCAGACGGCATCATTGTGTCTATGGCTTCTGGAGAAGGAGCACATCTTGATGCTGGCGGAGAAATCGAAGTAGCAAACGTAGAAGAGGTCGATGACGAACTGAGTCATGCCGACGAAGAACCGAAAGAAGAGGAGAAAAAGCCTGTGGCTAAGAGAAGTTTAGAGGACGTTATTGGTAGCCTCCCGGAAGAAGATCAGAAGATGATTTATGCCGCGTTTGATTATGCGGTTAAGCATGCTAGTGAACTCAGTAAAGTTGCAGATAAGGCAAGAGCAGACGCTGGCGTCGAAGACGACGATGAGGCGCAGCATAACTATTATGAAGGAGAAGATGATATGAAGTACAATGTATTTGAGAGCGGAGTCAGCGGCAATGATGAACTGTCCCACAGCGATCTGATGGATCTTCAGAGAGGGACATTTGGCGATGCCAAGTCTTACGGGTCCCTTAAAGATTCTTTCATGGCTCATGCGGCTGAGTATGGTATCGAGAATCTTGATTACCTGTTCCCGGAAGCAAAGCAGGTTAACGGCAGCACTCCGGAATTTCTCGACAGAAAGCAGGAGTGGGTGAAGTATGTTATGGCTCATGTGCATCATACACCGTTCAGCCGGATCAAGACAGTTTATGCCGACATCACTGAGGATGAGGCAAGGGCAAGGGGTTACATCAAGGGTAACCGCAAGAAGGAAGAGGTGTTCGGCCTGCTTCGTAGAACAACGACTCCGTGCACTGTTTACAAGAAACAGAAGATGGATCGTGACGACATCATCGACATTACAGACTTCGACGCCGTCGCTTGGCTCAAGTCTGAGATGAGAGGCAAGCTTGATGAGGAACTCGCTCGTGCTTACCTGTTCAGCGATGGCAGAAGCACTCTCAGCGAAGATAAGATCTCCGAGGAGCACATCAGACCGATTGTCAAGGAAGATCAGCTCTTCAGAATCGAGAAGATCGTACCGAACGGTGCAACGGACGATGCGACAATCAAGAATGTTATCCGCGCAGCGATTAAGTCCCGCAAGGATTACAGAGGATCCGGTAACCCGGTCGCGTTCATGACAGAAGACCTTCTGTCTGACATGCTTCTCCTTACCGATGAGATGGGTCGTGATCTGTATGAGAGCCAGCAGAAGCTCGAGACGAAGCTTCGTGTAAGCGGCATTATTACAGTTCCGGACGAGATCATGCCGGATGACCTTTACATGCTGATCATCAACCTTGCCGACTACAACGTAGGCGCTGATAAGGGCGGCTCCATCAACATGTTCGAAGATTTCGATATCGATTACAACCAGGAGAAGTACCTTATCGAGACGAGATGCTCCGGCGCTCTGGTCAAGCCGTACTCTGCAATCACTCTGAAGAAGCAGGCCTGATCGAATCAAAATGGAGGGTAATGTCGTATGGCAAGATGGTATGGGGAGATAGGCTTCTCGACAACTGAGGAGGAGACGGCTCCTGGAATTCATACAGAGGTTATTGTTACCAGAGAATATTACGGTGACCTGATTAAACAATCCATTAGACGAGCCGATATAAATCACAGCACGAATAAGGATATCGATATTAGTAACCGTATAAGCTTTGTGGCAGACCCATTTGCCTATGCACATATCGGCCAGATTAGATACGCAACATATGCTGGTTTGAAGTGGGAGGTTAGTGATATCGACATTGACCGCCCACGTTTAACCGTTTCTCTAGGCGGGGTGTATAATGAAGAGCAGACTTGAATTGCATGAAAAGCTGTGTGATATTCTCGGAAGTTCTAACGTTTATTACGACCCGCCTGAGTCTATTAAACTGAAGTATCCGTGTATAATCTACCACCAGTCTTCTGGCGATCACGTGTATTCAGGCAATAAAACTTATCTGTATACAAAAAGTTACGAGATAACGACCATCGGCAAAAGGGCTGATGACGATATTCTTGAAAGAATTGTGTCTGAATTCGAAATGATTCGTCATGGTTCTACTTACACTGCAGATAATTTGTATCACAACACTTTTACACTTTATTGGTAAACCTTAGGAGGAATTAACTATGAGTAAACTCGTATGGGATGTAATTGGCGAGCATTACTATGAAACTGGCACCGATCATGGTGTTCTCTTTGTCAAGAAGCCGGCAGGACAGACAGGTTATGAAGCGGGTGTTGCTTGGAACGGCCTTACTGCGGTAACAGAATCTCCGTCCGGCGCCGATGTATCGGATCAGTATGCAGATAATATTAAGTACCTGTCTCTCAGAGCGGCCGAGACTTTCGGCGGCACAATCGAAGCGTTCACGTATCCGGATGAGTTCGCTGTATGTGATGGATCGTTTGCTATCGAGCCTGGCGTTGTTATCGGCCAGCAGTCAAGACGCCCGTTTGCGTTCTCTTTCAGAACGAAAGTTGGAAACGATACGGCTGGTGATGAGCTTGGCTATAAGCTTCATATCGTTTACAACGCAACGGCATCTCCGGCAGAGAGATCCTATGCTACAGTCAATGATTCTCCGGAACCGATCACTCTCAGCTGGGAGTTTGATACCACTCCGGTTGCGTTTGCAAATGACGCATATAAGCCGACAGCTCTTATTACGATCGACTCCACAAAGGCCGATCCTACAAAGCTTGCTCAGCTTGAAGCGCTGCTGTATGGTACAGAGAGTGCAGAATCCAGCCTTCCGACACCGGACGAAGTCATTGCTATCTTTGCCGGAAAAGGCACTGGAACCGGAACAGGCACTGGAACGGGCACTGGTGGCTAATTAACCGATCGAACATTCATGGCGGCCTCTTAAACGGGGCCGCTTCTTTTTTTTATCAAAGGAGGTTTCATAATGTTTACACTCGAGAGAACTTACAAAGACTTTTTGGGACAGGAAAGAACTGAGAAATTCTATTTCAACTTTACATCGGCAGAGCTTGTTGCAATGCGGTGGTCTGTAAATGGCGGCCTTGAGAAGCAGATCGAAGATATGATTGCCAAGCAGGACGGCGTACAGATCATGCAGACGATTCGTCGTCTTATTCTCGAAGCATACGGCGAACCGTCTCTTGACGGCCGTGAGTTCCTGAAATCTGAAGAAATTTCCAAACGATTCGCCTGTACTCAGGCTTACAGCGATCTGTTTATGGAGCTCGTGACTGATCCTGCAAAAGCTGCAAATTTCATCAACAGTCTCATTCCGGATGAGCTTAAGGAAGAAGCCGCAAAAGCTCAGAGAGAGGCCGTTAAGAACGGTAAGCTTCCCAATTTCAACTCAGAAGCTTAAAAAGGAAGGGGTTAAAGAATGCCGATCACGATTTGTATAAAAGAAGGCCGCGGATGGGATCCTAAGAAGAATGAATTCGTGCCATACAAAGGTGCAACATTAACACTTGAGCATTCTTTAATTTCCTTATCAAAATGGGAGTCAAAGTATCAAAGACCTTTCCTCTCTAAACGAAAAGAGGACAAACTTACCTCTACGGAGATTAAAGACTATATCAAATGTATGTCGATGAAGCCCATTCAAGACGAGAATGTACTAATGGGTCTCACCAACAACGATCTTAAGGTTATATTTGATTACATAAATGACCCCCATACCGCTACGACCATTCGAGAAGACCCCAGGGCTCCGAAACGGCCTAGTAGAGAGACAGTTACTGCCGAGTTGATATACTATTGGATGATTGTGTATAACATACCGTTTAGCTGTGAGAAGTGGCATTTGAACAATCTTCTCACGTTAATTCACGTGTGTGCTGTTAAGAACCAGCCACCCAAGAAGATGTCAAAGAACGAGATAATGAGGCAGAACAGAGCGCTTAATAATCAGAGAAAGGCCAAGTATCATACCAGGGGGTAAATGATGCCTAGTGTTACTATTAAGTATACTGGAGACTATACCAAAACAAAGAACTGGTTGCAGAAGATGAAGAGTAATTGGCTGATGCGTCATCTCGATAAGTACGGAAAAGAAGGCGCCGCAGCCTTAGCTAGCGCGACTCCAAGAAACACAGGAGCTACAGCAGCTTCATGGTCCTATGTTATAGAGTCTGGCCCAGGATTTTCAAGAATAGTATGGACCAACAACAATACCAACGGTCCTGTGAACATAGCCTTGATTCTCCAGCAAGGGCACGGGACTCGAAACGGAGGCTACGTTCAGGGACGAGACTACATTAATCCTGCAATACGACCAATTTTTGACAAATTAGCAGATGAAGCATGGAAGGAGGTGACAGAGTCTTGAGCAATAACATTGACAATAGAATAGTCGAGATGGAGTTTCGGAACGGTTCTTTCGAAAAAGGGATCGCTCAGACAATGTCATCTCTTAAGAATTTGGATTCGGCCCTGCAGCTTAAGAACGGTACTCAGGGGTTTGACGCCATATCAAAAGCGGCATCGCAAGTTTCGTTAGATTCTATTTCTCAGTCATTGGAGCAGATCGCTCAGCACTTTACAGCTGTCGGTCAGGTTGCCGATATTGTTCTTCATAGAATAACTAATTTTGCCATTGACACCGGCAAAAAGTTAGTAAACGCATTCCTTATCGGGCCGGCAAAACAGGGCCTGGAAGAATATGGTCAAGAATTAACGTCCGTACAGACACTTACCAATTCTACAGGGGCTTCTGTTGCCGAGGTTAGAAAAACCCTTGACGTTCTTAATACCTACGCCGATAAAACCATTTATTCTTTCGGCGATATGACAAGCTCATTATCGAAGTTTACAAATGCTGGTATTGAATTGCCAAAGGCGGAGAAGGCTATTCGAGGTATTTCAAATGCCGCGGCGCACGCTGGTGCTGGTACACAACAGGCGTCCAGTGCTATGTATAACTTCTCACAGGCATTGTCGACTGGATATATGGGCCTCATGGATTGGCGTTCTATATCTAACACTGCAAATATTGGTACTACGTCGTTTAAACAGACTCTTTTGGATATGGGCGTTGCTATGGGGACGCTTGTTAAAACCGAAGAGGGTTATATTAGTACGACCACCGGCGCTAATGGTAAGACTGCAGAGGCGTTTGAGTTGTCAAAAGGTTGGGATGCATCGCTGAATTCTCAGTGGATGTCGACTGACGTTATGACAAAGGCCTTGGAGGTTTACGGTACCGATGTACGTGAACTAACCGAAGACGAGAAAAATAAATACGAACAAGGACTTAAAGATCTCGGTCTGACTAATGAGCAGATCAAGAAGTATGAAGAGCTCGGAATAAAGGCAGCCGACTCTGCTCAAGAAGTAAAAACCTTTTCTCAGATGATCGATGTCACCAAAGAGGCGATCGGTTCCGGATGGGCTCAGAGTTGGAAACTTATATTTGGTGATCTTGATGAAGCTAAGAAGCTTTTTACCGGAGCGACAAATGCCATTGGAGAAGTCATAAGTAGAATTTCTGATTGGCGAAATGGCATGCTTAAATTCTGGGCAGACAATGGCGGTAGAGCAGCTCTGATTGACACCATAGCCAAAGCTTGGCAAGGCTTAATAACCGTAATGGACCGATTCCATTCGGCATGGATCCATATCCTTGGCCCCCTTAATGCAAAGGTATTTGTCCAGATAAGTGAAGGAATAAAAACCTTTACAACGAGCTTAGGAAGAGCCAATTCGGACGTCGATAACATCGAGCAGATATTTGGAGGCCTGTTGATCGCTGTTAAAATGGTCGGCGAAGCATTCCTGTTTGTCGCTAAAGCAGTGCTTCCTCCATTGGCGTCTATAATGTCTGTTGTCGCAAATTCTGTCATATTTTTACTTGGCACATTAGGTCGACTCGTTCGATGGGCATACAATATAGGCTATGTAATACTTAAGCCTGTAGTGTCTGCATTCGGACAAATCACCGGCGGCATCAATGATGTCGTAAGTGCAATTACAGGAAAGCTCAATAACGCCATTCATTCTCTTACCACTATTATTGCGAAATTCGATGTGGCTCACTTTGCAAATCCAAAGGTCTTACATGAATTCATAGATCCGTTTATTTGGGGATTGACGGATTTATCTAAGGTTTTTGCAAGTACCGTCTCGACCGTTATCTCCGGCCTTAAGACTATCATTTCATGGTTAGGATCAATCGGTAAGATGATACTGCCAATACTTAGTGGTATTGGAAGTGAAATTGGGCGTGTTATAACTGCTATTGGTCAAATAATTCATTCGACATTTAAGGCGGTTCAACAGGTATTAGAGCCTTCGTTCAAACGAATCGGAAATATTATTAATAAAATTACGGGATATTTAGGCGGGATTTTATCTTGCGTTAAATCTTTGGGGCGAATGGCAGTTTCCGAGATCGCTGGTAAATTTTCAGGAGCATTCCTCAACTTACATGGTATTTTGGAACCTTTTGCCAAAACGCTTAAAAAAGTTGCCGTCATATTCACAAATTTCGCTTTAAAAGTCCTTGATAAAGTTGCAAACGGATTAACCATTGTCGCCAACTGGCTAGAGAGGGCCTGGCTCAAGATCAGGTTATTCTCTAATGAGGTAAATTTTGGAAATAAGTCCGTATTTACTCCATTTGTAAATACTCTTAATAAAGCTCGAACCGCCATTGTAAATTTTGCCAAGTCTCTTGATATTTCTGGCAAACTTAAAAGCTTACTTACGGGTCTTAACGCCATAAAGAATGCGATTGCTGCGTCCTTCAAGTTCAATATTAACCCAGAAGGACTTGTCAAAGACATAAAGAATACGTTTGATAAGCTTGCGCTTTATATTTCGACAAATGGGTTGTTCAAAGGCTCTTTAACCGAAAAGTTTGCCGATTTAAAAGAAGTTGGAAGTTTGGCGATATTCGGTATAGGTCGGGCATTTAAAGAAAACATGCACCTTGGCTCTTTCTTTTCAGATCTTGGGGGCATGCTTAAGGCTGCCGCTTCTGAATTCGCCACATTCATTAAGGCCAATATTCCTGAAAAACTTCTTGCCGTTCGAGATGCATTTAAGAGATTCGCCGTTGATTTATGGAAATCCGCTCAAACCAATATTCCGAAAGCCTTTACGGCCATAAAGAATGGCATTACGGATATTCCAGGAACAATAGATAAACTTAAGACTGCATTTAATAATTGGAAGACAAATGCTGAGCTTCCAGAATGGCTTCAGAAGATAATTGATAAAATAAAGGATTTTGTTGCTCAGCGCCCAACTCTTCAGAGCATACTCGATATGCTGAAGAAAGCTGGAGATGCCATCAAAGACTTTGGAAAGTCAATAGCGGATAGCGTTACTGGTAAATTCCAGAATCTTACAAACGGATTCAAGAGTATTATCGGACACATAAAAGATTTTGTTGACAAACTAACAAATCTTAAAGAGACAGTTTCAAATACCATCGCGGGCATAGTTGAAAAGGTAAAGAATTTCATAGCCAACATCGATTGGAATAAAGCTTTTAATGCTGCTAAATTTGCAGGCTTTGCGATGATCGTTTTTAAGATCAAAGAATTTGTAGACAGTCTGACAAGTGTAACCGACAGCGTTTCAGCAATACCAGAATCTCTTTCAGGAGTAATCGATACCTTAGGAGAAACCATCTCTGGGATTGGTGACACAATGGCTGAGGTCGGAGAGGCCGAGGGGTTAAAACTCAAAGCCGAAGCATTTAAGGCTTTTGCGAATGCGATCCTCACTGTGACAGGAGCGATTTTCTTAATTTCGCAGATCCCATCAGAAGATCTCTATAGAGCGCTTGTTGTAGTCGGCCTTATTGCTGCTATAGGTGTTGCCATCATCAAATCCCTTACTGCTTTTACTGGCGCTAGAACTGCTGCGGTTGCGGCAAAAGCGGCGGCGGAAGAAGTCGCGGAAGGAGCAGTTGGTGTTGCACAAACACTTCAAGGACCGTTGACTATACTTGCTAAAGGGCTTTCTAGGGCCATGACTTTTGTTGGGCTTGCGGTCTTTGTTGTTTCCATCGGCGTCACGTTTGGTTTGATTGTATCAGCATTTAAAACTTTGTGTGAAAATGAGGCTATATTAGAGAATGCTAAACCGGCACTAAGGACAATGACGATTCTTATTGTTGAGCTTGGAGGCTTGGCTACTTTATTGGCATTTGTTAACAACAAATGGGGCGGCCTCACTGCAAGCACCGGAGTTTCGATGGTTCTAATAACATTTGCCATAAGTAAGATGGCAAAGATTGCGATCATGCTTGGGAGCGTTAAGTGGGAAATTGCGTGGCGTGGTCTTGCAAGACTTGCGGGATTACTTGTCGAACTCGGCGGCATGGCAGTTCTTATGGGAAAATTCGGCCCTGAATTTGCGGGCATGGCGGCATCCATAAAAGCGATGTCAAACGCGATTTTAAAGCTTACAATCGTTGTTGCTGTGCTCGGCAACATGAAGCTTTCAACTATCGCTAAAGGCGAAGCGGCCATACTCGGTTTGTCGGCAATAATAGCTGGTTTAGCATGGGTAATGTCACTCATTTCTACAAAAGTGGGCGGTATGAAGCAGGTCAACAAGATGTCGCAAGCCATAATCAAAATGGCGGGTGCTATTGCGATATTAGGTGCGGTTGCTGGAATCCTATCATTGTTTAATCAGACAAATCTTTGGTCTTCTGTTGGAGCTATAGCTGCACTTACCGTGGTTTTAGGAGGCCTTATGACAGGCCTGGCTTTCTTGACAAAAATAGGTCCAGATGTTGCTGTAATGGTAGGTGTCTTAGCCGGATCTATGTTGTTACTGGCTGGTGCTATCGCTATTATGGCCGCTTCAACAGTAGCGCTTGCTTTGTTGGGCAAAAGGCTATGGCCCGCAATCGGTGCGATAGCGGCTTTGACTGTAATCTTGGTAGTATTCTTAGGAGTAACAGCAGGAATCGCTTATGTTTTAGGTCCTGGAATACTGGCAATAACGGCTTTAACACGGGCGTTCGCTATGTTATTCCTCGGACTTGCCGCATTCCTGGCGGGTCTTTCAATATTCATCATTACAATTACGGTGTTTGGTGAACAGTTTGTCGATGCCATAATGGCCATTGGTCAAAAGATAAATGGTCGAAAACAGGAGTTTATATCGGCCATAGCAAACCTAATCGAGGGTGTCGTTGGCGGAATAGCTCTTGGCATTGCTGGTGCCGCTGATGAGATACTGATTGCTCTCGAACAGGTTGCGGTAAGTATTGCTCAGCATTTGCCTGAAATCTTCTACCACATAATGGTTGCCATTATAATGTGCATTGTCAGGGTGGTTCAGTCGATTTACGACACTCTTGAGAAAGTGTTCCCCGGAATCTGGGACAAGATTAGAAATGGTGCAAACAAACTACGTCAGAACATTTCGAACGGATGGCATAAATTTGTATCAACGCTTGAAGGATTTCTTGCCAACATAATAAATTGGTTGGCCGAAAAACTTAAAGACATACCTGTCCTTGGAGACGCACTTCAAAAACTAGGCGACAAACTTTCTGCCGAGGCCGAGGCTAATGCTAAGAAGATTGCCGAAAGCGCTAGTAAGGGTTATGAAGAAGAAACGGCACGCCAGACGCCAAGAGCCAAAGCTGCTTCCTCTCATCAGGTTCAGGAAGTTGCCTCTACGGTAGAAACAGAAGGCGAAGCAGTTACCCAGGCTAGCGCCCAAACGGCTACGGATTCAACAGACGCCTTTGCTTCTAATTTTAATCTCAATGAGGTTGTCGGTGGTAATGTCAGCAGCGCAAGTTCAACACTGTCCCAGTACTCTCAGTACATGCCTGCCGAAATGGCTGCGATGGGTCAAAATGGAAGTAATGCTTTCGGCACGAACTTCGATTTGTCGAGTATAGCCGGAACTGAAATGGGTGACATGACATCGATGCTCGAAGGCGGAAGTGTAGATGTCGAAAGCATCATGTCTCAAATGGGTACTTCTGGCGCTGCAGCTGCCACAAACACTGAGGCCTATGCTAATGCAGGTACTCAAAACGTATCTGAGTTTGTAGCATCTGCGGTAACAGAGGGTAACATGAGTGCAGCCGATCTTACTAGCGCCCTTCAAGAACTTGGGTATGCGGTACCTGAAGGATTCTCTGAAGGTATCGTCGCCAAGAAGGATGAGGGCTCGACTGCGGTAAGTACGGCCATGACTGAAGCAATTGAGTCTGGTAGATTAGCTCTGGATTCGCATTCACCTTCTGTTGTATTCGACCAGATGGGTCAGGATTCAATGGCTGGTTATGCTCAGGGTGTTCAGACGGGTGCCGCAGGAGCCGGTACAGCTCTTACAACGGCATTTACTGGAATGGTCGAATCCATCAAAGCATCGCTTCCTCAGTTTGAGGTTGGGGCTACAGGCATTATGGATAGCATCAAGAAAAGCATTGAGACCGGAAAGCCTGGCGTTAATGCTTCAATGATGCAGGTTCTGTCGACATTGCTTACAAGCATTAGACAAAAGTCCAGAGATTTCTATACGAGAGGCGTTGAACTCGTTAGGAATTTCGAGCAGGGCATGAGTAGTAGAGCTGGGTATGCTAGGAGTGCGGCTTCGGGTGTTGCTAGTTCAGCGCTTGGCGGCTTCAGCGCATATCAGGGCTCTGCTTATCAAGTCGGTGTTTACATGGCTGAAGGATTCCAGAATGGTATTCTCGCCAAAGCCAATTCGGTTGCTCAAGCTGCAGCTCAAGTTGCGGCGGCGGCCATCGCGGCAGCACAGAAAGCTTCCGAACAGAAATCTCCTTCAAAGGCATTCTTTAGAATAGGTGCTTATGATGGTCAGGGTCTTATCAATGGTGTCTACAGTACAGAGGATGCTGTTTATGATGCTGGCTGGGATCTCGGTTATGCGGCTCTTGTCGGAACGATGTCTATGATGGACAAGGTGTCTGAGTATCTCGAAGAGAATCCAGATTTCCAGCCGACCATTACACCGGTGCTCGATCTTACAGATTTGAGCGCTGGCGCTGAGAGGATTAAGAATCTAATTGGTGATATTTTACTCCCCACAGATTCGATCACTGCCAGTATGGACTATAGACATCAGGAAACCCAGGCGATAGCTGATATGATCGGCCGTCAGAACACGCTTCTTGGTGATATTCTTACGAAACTTAATCAGGGTAATCTGCTCGATCCTAATAGAATCTATGAGGCTATCAGGATTGGTGCGTCAGATTCTCATCCGTCAATAGTTGCTAATAACCGTGAAGTTACACGATATTTCAAAGAGATAGGGGTGGCGTTCAGTGGCTGAGATAGAAGTTATTTATGAAGCTTCCAGTGGAAATAGATACAATCTTAAGACCGACCCACTCCTTATCGGTGTCGGTAACTTTCATAACTATGCCTGGGATAAAGAAGTAACGGCTCTTAGATACGGTGAGCGTGTTGAGAGCTGGAAAAAGAATGCCCAGACATATTCTACTACTTTTTGGATGGTTGGTACGGAGAGCCAGAATCGGACGGTTCTCCGCAACCTCCACAATGACTTTGAGCGTGATATTTTAAACAAAAAGCCCGGAAAGATTATCTGGAATCAGGACTACATTGAATGCTATATTATCGAATCGTCAACTTACCCGCATGAGAACAAGCAATGGACAGTTAATGAGGTTAGCATATATTGTCCTAGCCCGTTCTGGGTATCCGAGCAGGTGATATCCTTGCAGCCAGTAATCGATGACGGTCAGTCTGAGGAGCAGGAATTCCTTGACTATTCATTCGATTATTCTTTCGAATACACTTGGACGACCAGCTCCATTGTTCCTGTAGAGATTGACCACTATTCGGATTCTGCATTCAAGTTGGTGATATTTGGACCGGTTTCGAATCCTTCTATAGACATTGGCGAAAACCGTTACAATGTTAACGTTTCAGTGGCTGCTGGCGAGTACTTGACTATAGACTCCAGAGATACTGCCGATCGAGACAGGCAGGTATATTTAACAAAGAACGATGGAACGATCCAGAACGTATTTGATCTCAGGAATCCTAGCTATCAGATTCTGAAGAGAATTCCGTCCGGTACAGTCGACATTGTCTATTCAAGAGCTTACGGCATTGATCTGCATGTGTATAAGGAAAGGAGTGAGCCTGGTTGGATGATTTGACATTGATCCTGTTGGATTCAAACAGACATGAACTCGGACGCTCTTTTGCTGTAAGCGACTTTGAAATCGGTGTAGGCTCTGCCGCCAATGACTTTGAACTCAGGCTGCATTCTACTGAAGCAGATAGCGGTGGAGTCTATGTTCCCGGAACGGAATGGGGTGGACTTATCGAGAAAACTACCATTACGTCTGGCGAGGATACTACTCTGGCTGAAGGATACACATGGAGAGGCCTTCTTTCAAAAGCAATCATCGAGCCGCCTGCCGGACAGGACTACATGACCGTGTCGGGAGAAGCTAATTCGATAATACGACAAGTCCTACAGGGAAAACTTGGTGGTCTATTCATTGGCTCTGATGAGAACTCTGGATTGAACATTAGCTCTTATCAGTTCGATAGATACTGTACGGTGCTTGACGGGCTTATCGATATGCTTAATGAGAAAAATTTCAGGCTCGATATACGTGCATACAAACCGAATCCTGGAGAACCGGTTAAGGTCATGCTTAAGGCAGTCAGACCACAGACAATCAGCGGTACCTTCAACGAAGATAGCCGATTAAAGATGACTTTCGTAAAAGACAATATGGGGATTAACCATCTGATTTGCTTGGGCAAAGGAGAGCTCAAGGATCGTCATGTCGTACATCTGTACATAAATCAAAATGGACAGATAAGTACTACCAAATACTATACTGGAGTTCTCGAAAGAGTTGCTACGTACGACAACACGTCGTATGAAGATGAGAATGCGTTCTTGAAAGAAGCTACAAAACGATTCCTTGAGATAATGAGTGGGTCTAATTTGGAGCTTAGTTCTGTCACTGCCGATATGGAGATTGGTGATATTGTAACGGCTTCATACGGAAGTCAGGTAATTGTAACTGAGGTGTCCAAAAAAGTTCTTAAGACAGAGGGTGGCATCTCAAATGTTGAATATAGCGTGGAGGAGATCTAATGGATATAGTAACAGGTTATCGTGGAGAACCCCACGTAACTTCAAATGATCATCAGGCATTCAATTATGGTGCGCTCGGCGATTGTATTTTACCGGTTGGTGAAAAGCTCAGAGGAGAGCTCATTACGGCAACAGAATTGCGAATTTATGATGGCGAAATCATACATAAAGGCGTTCATAGTAGAGTAAAACCAGGAACTTACGATACCATAACTCTGGCGAATGGCGCACAGAACATGAAACGTATTGACCTCGTGTGCGTCAAATACAGTAAGGCCCAGAACAATGTTGAAACTTCAGAGTGGGTTGTTAAGCAGGGAACTCCTACTTCCGGAAAACCAGCGACACCATCTCATACAAACGGAAACGTTATCGCCGGACAGACATTGGATGAAACCCCGGTATTTAAGGTCGAATACAACGGTTTGAATGCGACTGTATCGCCGTTATTGTCTGTTGTGATGAGCGTCTCAGAGCTTTCAAGCAGAGCTGGAAAAACCCCATACGCTTTGGCTATGGGTAATTACGTCGTTGGAGCTGGCGGTACGTCTTCTGATGACATAAACATCTACACCATTCCTGCAGGAATCGATCTTAACAAAGTTGCTGTAACTGTAACAAATGGTAACTATGGCACTAACCAGATTCAGATGATTTCCTCGTATATCGTACAGGGGAACAGAACGGTTCATGTAAAGATTAATGCCAATAGAATTGTCGCTTGGTATCAGGTAAACTATATCATTTGGTATTGGGGGTGACAATGAATGAGCATATTAAAGTTGCGTGTTGACGAATTAAGCCGACAGCTCATCGACGACAATCGTGTTCCTGTTTTTGTAGAAGGTGATACAAATGTGAACAAGGTGCGGTTTTCAATCCCCACGGGGTTTTCTGACTTTGAACTGACAGAGACAACAGTTTTTAGAGTAATGTATATTCGTCCGGGAACCGACAGCGCAGTTATGTCTAACATACTGGAGTTTGTCGAAAACGATGGGTTATATTTTTACTACGATTGGCAAATAGCTTCTTCGTTGTTTAGAGAATCTGGAATCTTGTCGATTGCTTTGTGCATTCTCAATAATGCACAGGAAGTCCAAGGGTGGCATACCGTTCCGTACAAGATAAACATTGCACCCACAATTCACATTACCTTGGAAGACGACAGCTGATGATATTTGGAGGTGATGGTGAATGAGTACACTAAAGCTTCTGGTCGATGAGGAAACCAGAAAACTTGTAGACTACAACAATGCGCCGGTCTTTGTAATCAAGGATACGAATGTAAACACCGTACGATTCGCTATCTCCTCCGGGTTTTCTGATATTGAATTGACAGAGGATACCGCGTTTCGAGTGATGTATATTCCGCCTGGGATAGATCGTACTGTTAAAACAAAAACACTTACCTTTGCTGAAAACGGCGGCGATTACCTGTACTATGACTGGGAAGCTCCTCCATCTGTATTTGAGAAAACCGGAATTCTTACGATTGCATTATGTATTCTAAAGAATGGGGATGAGGTTCAGGGTTGGCATACGGTTCCGTACCAGATTTATATTTACAATACCCTGCATACAGACGATAGCGACGCAGGGGATGAGACCATTACGCCAACAATTGCAGAAAGAGTCGCGTTGCTTGAAGCAATCGTGCAATGGGGCAGACCCACTGGAACGTTTCTGGTTTCAACCGAGCCGACAGCTTACACAACCCAGGTCGATGATTATATTCCGGCATATAGAATTCCTCTGGAGCTTGTACTCAATCAGACCAATATGTCTGAAATTATTCCTGGTGATATTCTCGAGTACAGCTTTTATCATTACCCGGTTGGGCATGTCGATGAGACATATATTTATCTCGGCCCTCGACAGTCAATTCGAGGGGAATCTGGAACCCCTGGAACTGCTGGAAAAGATGCTATTTTACTTAGAATTGACTCATCGCGAGGAACTGTATTTAAGAACAACCAAGTATCGACAGTCCTTAGCGTAACTATATTTTACGGCTCGATGAAAATTGAGAATATTAACGCGTTGAGAGATGCGTTTGGCCCTGCCGCTCACTTAGAGTGGGAGTGGCTTAGACTCAATGATGAAGCCTATGGAGCGATTTCAAGCTCAGATTCAAGACTAATTAACGACGGCTTCGGCCTTGTATTATCGGCAGACGACGTCGACGTAAAAGTAACTTTTAGATGTAATCTTGTACTATAAGGAGGAGAAACAAGATGGCAATTAAAGCTGCCGATCAAATTACAATGGCTGACTTGACAGATGGTTGTTCTGTAAATCTGTCAATGGACTCCGTTTCAATGAGTGCCACGGCAACTGATAAACTTAATGCTCAACGCGAATTTGATATTGTCGTAAGTGCCATAAGAGGTAGTGAGTTGCTTATTCCGACCGCAGTAACTGTCGGAACCCTTGCCACAAATGTTACAGCATCAGTTGGAACACTTGGCACAGCGACAACTATACATGTAACTTTTGCCGCAGCTCTTGCAGCGGCCGGATCGTTTGATATTGAGGTAACCATCGGAGAGCTTACGTATGTTAAGAAGTTCTCATATTCAATTGCGTTCAAAGGAGCAACCGGAACCGCCGCATACCAGTATTACCTATACGTATCCCCGTCAGCTGTCGTAAAAGCTGAAGATGGTACTCTTACACCGGCATCAATCACTCTGACTTCGAAAAGAGCATCCGGTACAGGAAATCCTGCGGCATATTCTGGAAGGTTTAAAGTAGAAAAGACATCTGACGGCTCCACTTGGTCTGCAATATATACTTCTTCAGCAAACGAATCGAGCAAGAGCGTTGAGGTTCCTACCGATGCTAAAGTGTTAAGGTGTACATTATATTTAGCAGGCGGTACGTCAACACAGCTTGACACGCAGTCAGTGCCGATCGTATCTGATGGTCCTAAGGGCGATACCGGACAGACCGGCGGAACAGGAGCGGCTGGAGCAGATGCTTATACGGTGATATTAACCAATGAATCTCATACCTTTGCTGCCGGTACTTCAGCGGCTATTGCTAGCAGCACTGAGTTCAATGTAATTGGATATAAGGGCGCTACACAGGTTAATACTACCGTCGGCACGATTACCGGAACGACTTCTGGTAAGATCACTGCCACTGTAACAAACAACACTTCGAAGACTACCAAGATTACGGTAGCGGTCACTGCCTCTCTTACTGCGAAGCAGGGCGTTCTGACGATCCCGGTAACTGTTGACGGCAAGACCTTCAATAAGCAGTTCTCATGGTCTCTTGCTCTAACTGGTGGTAAGGGCGATAAAGGTGATAAAGGTGACGCTGGAGATGATGCGATCACAATGGTAATTACCAGCTCGAACGGAACGATATTTAAGAATACATCTATTGCGTCAACACTGACAGCACATGTCTATCAGGCAGGTACCGAACTCACATCAACGCAGATCGCGGCCCTTGGTACAATTAAATGGTACAAGGACGGTGGTTCAACGGCTGTAGCGACTGGGGCATCGCTCACAATCAGCGCGGGGGATGTAACTAATAAGGCGACTTATGTAGCACAGCTGGAGGGTTAATATGGCGGTTAAAGCAAGAGCAGAGATAACGCTTACGAGCATCCGGGATGTGCAGAGCGTGACAAGATACTACCTCTTGCAGAGCTCTACTTCCGCGGCTCCGGCGAAGCCTACCACGAATCCTCCCGGTGGGAATTGGGTAACTTCCGAACCGACTTACACAAGCGGAAGCACAAACAGTTTATATTTTACGGATTGTACGGTATTTTCTGACGGTACCTTTGTGTACAGTGACGTGTCATTAAGCAGCTCTTATGAGGCCGCGAAAGTTGCTTATAACAAGGCTGTATCCGCTGAGGGCGTGGCGAACAGCGCCAGTGATAAGGTTGATAATCTCGAAGTTGGCGGTCGAAATTTGGTTCGAAGAACGGATTACAGTATTTACGGAAATAGCAATAACTATGCCAATGCTAATCAAGCTATATTCTCATCAGATAGAATAACGATTCCGTTCGGTAAAGAAGTATGGCAAAATCAATATACTCGAAACGAGTTAAAGACGCCAATCCCAAAAGGGACTAAAATCATTACGTCTGTCTATGTATACGAACAGACGGTACCAGACGGGGATCATCGATTATACGTAGCCGGACTGAGATCAAACGGCACTGTAAATTGGTATAGCAACTACAAAGTTATACCTTATGGATTCGTAGGCAAATTCACGTGGGAGTATACCACTCTGGAAGATTTCTATGGATTCTTGTTGGATTTTGACACTCGTAATGGAACAAGTGGGCAAATTGTGCTTGGTCCGGTAAAAACCGAGATAGGCACGCTTGCGACCGACTGGACACCAGCTCCGGAAGATATTGAGGCTGATATTTCAGCGGCAAATGCTCTTGCTCAGTCAGCAAAGGAAGGGATTGATAATTTCGAAGTTGGTGGTCGGAATCTATACGTGGTTAAGGACGCACAAGACGGCTATATCGACAGAAGTAACGGCAATGTACTTATAGGTAGTAAACAAGCCATCAACAAGGACCAGACCAGTGATTTTATACCAGTCATTGAGGGTGAAAAACTTGTGCTCCAGGCATGGTCAATAGCGACCGCGACTGATGGTAATGGATCGGCGCAGCTTGGATACGCCTTTTATGATTCAGAAAAGGTATATCTTAGCCCCAGAACGTATAAATCTGACGGAACCATTCAGGCTGACGGATATACATATATTTTCTATAAAATCACGGTTCCTGCAAATGCAGCCTTTATTCGATGTACGTATCGAAGGAATGCTGGCGGAAAAGCAAAACTTGAAAGAGGCTCAGTGGCGACCGACTGGACACCAGCTCCGGAAGACATCGAGGCTGATATTTCAGCTTCACAGGCTACTGCTGACAGTAAGAATACCGTCTACTATCAGGCATCCGCTCCATCTGGCGGCACCTACAAGGTCAACGACATCTGGTTCGAGACAGATAATGGCAACAAGATGTATATGTGGAACGGGACTGCCTGGACAGCGGAGACCTTTGGAACCGCTGCCATTTCGGATCTCTCCATCACGAATGCTAAAATCGCGAACGCTACGATCCAGAGTGCTAAGATAGCGAATCTCGATGCCGGAAAAGTAACAACTGGAACCATGTCAGCTGCAAGAATCAAGGGTGATATTTTAACACTTGGTGGCGCAAACAATGTTGATGGTATGCTGAAAGTCTATGATGCCAATGGAACACTCGTTGGCTCATTTACCAGAGAGGGATTGATGGCGATTGCCGGAACGATCGGCGGATGGACAATAGGGGCAACCCAGCTATATAACACTTATCTTGAGGACGGTGCTATACAGCATTCGGCTGCTTTTTCACCGACTGACGAACTGCAGTTTTCTGTTTCAGATAACGGTACCGGAACTACAATGTTGGATGTTCATGATCGAACAGCCATTTATGGTTCTAACGGGATTAATTTTGACGTCCGTACATTGGATGATGAGTGGTACCAATCGTATGTCGCGCCCAGGGGAGATGATTACGGGGTGCGAATTGGTCCGGCTCTCGATGTTTATGGGCCGCTAAGTAGTAGCAGTATGAAATCCAGCAGCTTGGAATTGCAGACAAACATGGGTTCTTATATTCGTCAGCCGGCTATGATTCTGTCTGGGGTTACTACAATTTCAACCGGAACAAGCGAAAAGAATCTAACACTCTGCACTGTCCCAACTGAGTATCAGAGTGGTTATCGTATTGTGCCGTTCGTGTCGAGGAGATACGGTTCTGCGTCAGGCACACCTTCAGATACTGGTGATTTCTACTATGCCTATTACAATTCCATAACGCATAACGTCCATATCAAACTGGCCAACAAGCTTCCATCCGGTACAATCTTCCAGTTCGACTATATGATCTATGCGGTTCCTGAATCTTAATCAAAATGGAGGTAAATCATGAGACAGATTTACATTGTAAATGCAACACAGGTCGTCACCTCGGAAGCTCATCCGGAGGGAGTATATTCTACCGTCAGTGGCTATCCTAAAACCTTCGACAGCCGTAACTATAACGCAACTGAGCAGAATCCGAATGGCAGCGAATACAGGGCTCTACAGGTTGCGAAGTCCGAATACTTCAGCCGCCTGTCAGCCATGTATGCTTCGGACGCGGAGAATCGCGTAATGGCTGTAATCACGCTTGAACGAGCTGATGGTCGTCAGCTCCTCTGTGAATCGTTCGGTGTGTTCCCGGATATGACGACCGAGCCACCGTCTATTGGTTAACGTCGTGTAACTTGCCAGGTCATTTAGGCCTGGCTTTTAATTTTATACACCATAAGGAGAAAACAAAATGGGTAAATTTCTTAAGTATGAATCATCTAATTACAGAACATTTGCAATTGACACAACTACATCAAAGATCAAGAGGCCGGATCGTCCCATCACTGCAGCTGATCTCCTTGGAGCAGTGATCGGTGTCGATGGAGCTGAGGCTATCATCGTCAATGTCGAGGACAAGGACACGACGATCGATGCCATTTATATTACATCAGAAGGCCCGGTCGTCCTGACCTACACGAAGGCGACAGACGTCTTCACCGGCTACACAAACATCATGATCAATGAGTTCGGTGGTGAGCAGGCGTGACCCCGGCTGATATTTGTCTCGCAATCGTTTTAATCATAACATTCCTCCTTGGCTATGCGACATCAAACTTTATACATAAAAATTACTCGCATAATGAGCTCAATCTGGCCGGTAAGTTCGTTATCAACTATGCAGATCTGGATAAAGACTTGCTGGGGATTGTGCTTGATAAGGACCTTCTTGAGATAGAGAAATCTGACTATATTTCATTGAAGGTCGTAGTCAAGGAGGATACAAAATCAAATCCGGAAAATTCCCCGGGTGAAAATTCTTGAAAACTTTTTAAGGAGTTGACGATGTTTAAGTACGAATTGACAGGTGATGAGTTACAGGGTATCGCCAACTTGTGTTTACAGGAACAGGGGACATTAGACGGAGTTAAGGCGGAGGCGTCTCTGGCTGCTAATTTGCTGGAAACGTCTCCGAAATACTCTAATAAGTATGGGCATGATATTTATAGCTTTATGCGGAATAGTGGCTGGTTTTCGAGAGCTCCTTATTGGATGGACAACGGCATTGCCGGTGATATTCCGATAGCCGCTGTCTACGATGTGCTTGTTAACGGTCATCGGACACTCCCGCAGTACATAGTCGAGCACGACTGCCTGGGTGATATTATCTGCGTCAAGAACAACGGCATTGCGTTCAGCAAGTTCGACAGGTCACAGTACATTCCTGACGTAACGGTCATCCAGAATGTGTACGGATCAGTCTATACTTTCTATTCGTTCCCCAATCCTCATGGAGATCCTTTCGGTTATTTTTCAAAGCCAAAGGAAGACGATAACTGTATCTACATCGAACTTTAAGGAGAACAGATGTTATACGAAGAGGATTTCACACAGGCGGTTGATCAGGTGTACCAGTATGCCAGAGACAACCGTCTTTCTTATGGATCAACCGATCGGTCATATCCTGTTGGAAGTGATGGGATTATCGATTGTACAGGCTTGATTCTCAGGGCTCTCTGGTCACTTGGACTTGTTTCAGGACCGCTTAACTGTGACCAGATGGACCAGTTGCTTCCTAGTCTTGGTTTCAAGATATCGTATGACGGTAACATCAGGAAAGCTCATGCGACCATAAGCCAGTGGTGTTTCCCTCAGAACTATGGGACTGAGCACATCAACCACACATGCTATGATTTGCGGTTATATTCTGACGGAACTGTCGATCGGTACGATCTTGGTAACAAAAACCGTTGGCTGTATGATACTCAGCCATATTCTCATGTAGAAGATAACATGTGGAGAAACGCAGATGGCTCTGTTCGCTATGTCAACCAGCATTACTTCTGGCTTCCGAGACATGATGAACGAGGCGATGACGCTGAAGGTTTCTTCATTGAACTTGGGTGATATTCATGGACGGTAACTAAGTTCTATGACGCTTCAAAGGATAAGGGGTGATTCAAAATGGAAGTAACCGCTAAAGAATTTGTCGACCTGGCTCTTTCTTACGAAGGTTATAGGGAGAAAAACCATGCCTCAGCAAACCTGGAGGACTTCTACGCAGATGCTGGTGACGGCAACCATACTATATTTCAGAAGATCGCTGTTGGCTGGACTGGAGATCAGTGGTGTCACTATTTCGTTGATGCCATTGCCGTAATGTTAACCGGCAGTCGAGAAGCCGCAAAAGAGCTCCTTTGCCAGGAAAAGCTCAGTAGATTGACTGGCTATACTCCTGATGGGGCAGCGTGCTTCATCGATGCTGGTAGATGGCGTTACAATCCGGAAGTCGGTGATATTGTCTACTTCTGGTCTCAGAGTAAAGGCCGGATCGGTCACGTGGGCATCGTGTATGCGGTTGACAGCGACAATAAGGTCGTGTATACAATCGAAGGGAACACGAATACCTACGAAAGGCCTGATGGCGATGTTGAGACAAATGGAGGAACCGTAGGCAGACACGCCTATGACTATTCGAACGTAGGAACGCATGGCGCGGCTGTACAGGGATTCGGTCGACCGCGTTATATTTCTGAATCCAATGACTCAGTATATATTGATATAGGAGGCGCTATGAAAGTAAAATTTAATAGTTGCAAGCGCGGTGATTCCGGCAACTCTGTACTTCTGGTTCAGGAGATTCTCAAAGCAAGAGGTCTTTATGAAGGCTCGCTTGACAGAGAATTCGGCCCACTGACGGAGGATGCTGTCATCAAGTATCAGGCTGCCAGAATCGCAATGGGCGCAAACATTGGTGGCGCTGACGGCAAACCCGATGGAGAGGTTGGTCCGGCTACCATGTATGATCTGCTTGGACTTCCGAAGGTGTAATTCATCTCCGGATTTCTATAAACAGTCCCTCTTTTCTACAAGTTAGTGTTCGTCTGCTGTGTACCAAGCCCTGTTCTGGAACACACGGTCGAACACTAGCGTATTCCTTTTCTATATTTTCCACGGTTATAGTGCTGGATTCATCTGAGTAATTCAGTGCTATAACTATTTTGTCGTTGTAGAGGAAAATTCGATTGACTAGAACCGACACGATTCTCTTGCGGCAATTCACATCAGCTATATTTCCACTTACAAACTGGTGGAGGAAGAGTTCAATCCGCTCTCTTGTTAGCTTAAATTTCTGGCTTACTTGTTTTTTCGCCAATAAGCCGGAATACAGGTGATATTCGTCAGTCAGCTCCGCGATTTTTTCTGTCTTTATTATAGGAGCAAGTTGTTTTACATTCAATTAGAACAAAGGAGGTTTTTAACTATGAAGTACAGATTTGATGACAAACTGGTAAGCTCATTTACAGAGGCAATGAATCAGGCACATGCTGTAGAAACAAAAGGACCTTTCGATTTCAGAGGTAGATTGTACGTTATGAGGGATGACGGAAAGGTTTCTGTTAGAACCGTTGATGGCTGCTTAGCAAGGAGCGTTTTTAACAAGAATCAGATCAGAATCCATCATGCGTTTGGTGACTTGATTGAGAATTCGGACAATAGTGTATGTTTTACAGTGTTCTGCAAGACATCTGTAGATGCGGCGTTGAAGTTGTTATGGGCTTCAATTAAGACCGTGGAACTGAGTGACGAATGACTAAAAACTTGGAGATTCAGATATTTCTGGGTCTCCTTTTTTTGCCCATTCGCGCGAAAAGATAGGTATATAGTAGAAACAAATTAATTACATTTTTAATAAATTTAATTTTAAGGAGGTTTTATCATGGCATTATTTTTATACAAAAGCAAAGAAGCTAGAGAAAAGAATAGAGAAATAGAGGCTATTCAGAAGGCTGAAGAAGATAAAAGATTTAAAGAAGAAATGGAAGAAATGGAATTAAAGAATAGATTTAGGAGGGTCAGAGAAATCGTGTTCTACGATGATTACGATAAGCTGCTTACTATGGAGGAAGTAGAGTATTGGGAAAATATTTATGGGCTCAGATAATTCTGGGCCTCCTTTTTTGCCCATTCGCGCGAAACGATAGGCGTATAGTAGAAAGAAACACAATTCATTTGTATTTATATAAAGGAGGTTATTGTTATGTGTACAAATTTAGTTAAATTCTACGGAATTAAATCTGACGGATGGAGAGAAATCGAAACCGTTCTTGATAATACAAAAGTTTTCTATGACGAGGAAGCCCAGTATAACAGAGACGGAACGATAGATCTGCATGTGCAGTTCTATTCCACAGAAGATAAACTGAAGGGTTTAGACGCCCTCAGACATAGATATTAAAGAATGGTATTTCAGGCTTAGCAGAAATTGCTAGGCCTCTTTTTTTTCTCCCTAAAACGCGAAAAAAGATAGGTGTATAATAGAAAGCTTTTTAAAGGAGGAAATCGAAATGAAAAAGTTTAAATATTTAGTTGAAGCTAGAATGCTTGAAGATGTTAAGTATAATATGAACAGAGCGTTTGGATTTGGCAATCATTGTCCGGTTGGTACTATGATGCACAATTCCATGCCATATGTTGCCATACTTGCGTTTGGAACATACGATGCCGAATTAAGATTTAGAAATATTTGTGATGAACTTTTTAATGAAGCAAGGATTTTGAGGCTGGATTAATTCCCGGCCTCTTTTTTTTTGCCCATTCGCGCAAAAAGATAGGCCTATAGTAGAAGAAACACTATTAACTTTTTAAAAGGAGGACACAATTATGTTTAATTATATTAAATGCATGTTCGAAAAGCACGAATTCACAGTTTGGGTGAATTGCGGAGATTGGTTTAAAGATGTGGACTTTGGAGCAGAGCTTAGAACGCGTGGAATCGAATATAGGAAAGTGATTCACTATAAAGATTCCAAGCAGACAGGCTGCAGCTTTGAATTTACAACAACCAATGCCGAGTTCAACAAAATTATGAAGAACTTCGAACTTGGAACAGATATTGATACAATTATGATTGATGGCGAATTCAATTATGTTAACAAGTAAAGTTTCAGGCTTAGCAGAAAATGCTAGGCCTCTTTTTTTTTCGCTATTTTTTATGAGGCTCTAATAGCTATATGTTTAAATCAAAAGGAGGTTTACCATAATGGGAAATGTGAAAAGATATTTTGCACCGGAGTTCAATTCCGAGCTATATGTATCATCTGCCACAAGGATAAAATTGATTTATAAGGCTTTGGTAAGAGGTGGAAAGAATGGTAATACAGAATTGGAACCGTTATATCCAAAGGCGTTCCCTTTGTTTAACGAGACAAAACTGTATGGTCTGGAAATCGATTACGATTCCAAAAAGTTTGTCGTAGTGAGCAGTGATACTGCACTTGGTATGATTACCGGTGTACGACATGAAACAGGCGGAGTTATGTTTGATTGAATGAGCGGGGTCTGGAGCAATTCCAGGCCTTTTTTTTTTGCCCATTCGCGCAAAAAGATAGGCCTATAGTAGAAGAAACACTATTAACTTTTTAAAAGGAGGTTTTTATCATGAGTAATAATTTAGTTAATATGGTAACGGACAAGATGATATTTGGTGGAAAGTTCTTTCAGGCAGTTTCACAGAAGGTGATCAAAGGTGTTCTTGAGAAGACGATCAAAGACAGTCTTGGAGTAAATTCCAAGGTTGTTGTAGACCGTGTTTTCATGGAACATACAGATGGTCAACCGGTGAAACTTCAACTGGAGATCTCTGCTGACATCGCAGAGGTTGACATATTAGCCTTAATAGATAAGGCACTCAACAAATAAAAAGTTTCAGGCTTAGCAGAAATTGCTAGGCCTCTTTTTTTTTTCGCTATTTTTTCTGTCCCTCTAATAGACACTAGTCGATACAAACAAGCGACGAAGAGCAGAAAGGAGAATGTGTTATGTTGATGAGATATTGGTATGTTCCCGAATACAGTGCGAATGTTGAGGATGTACCCGAAATTCTTAGTAAGTTTATGATCAGTTTTGAGAAGAAAATTGTAACTGATGCTCGAACTGGAAGAGTTGAGGGATATGTGTTCAAGTTCCGGTGTGTTCCTGGACTGTATAGTATCCTCAAAGCATGGTGCAAGAGCGGAAATAATCTTGCGCCGCTTGAGGTAAAGACTATGAAATGAGTTATATTTGCGGAGACTCAGAGAAATCTGGGTCTCTTTGTTTTTTCTAAAACGCGAAAAAATATATGTATCTAATAGAATACTACTATTCAACAAAGCATGTTAGTATGTAATGTTGCTATATGGTTTTACCAAAATTATATAGAGATTGAATTATACGTATTTACAATTAAAGCGGGTGAAGAGTAGAGACTGAGTATAACAGGTTGGTGTTATAACAGTTTCTGACGAAGCTAAGATTGGAGTAGGTCTGATAATAGTGATGATGGGAATCATCGGGGTTCTAAGTACTAACGCTTAGATTTCTTATTCTATTTTTTTTTTTCGCTATTTTTTATGGCCTCTTTATAAGGGAGTAATTTTTATAAGGAGGTTATTGAAATGAAATTCGAAATCACGTTAGAACAAGTGTGTGGCATGTATTATACGTGCGTTGAAATGATGCGCGCTGGACTTGGAGGACAAGTCTGGCTTGCAGAAAAGGCGACGTATTCACAGGTTGCACAGCGCTGTGACGAAATGATTCATCGAATGACGCCTGATGCGGATTGCATCATAGCCGAATTGATGAATGATTAGTCCCAACATGAGACCTGGATATTTTCTGGGTCTCTTTGTTTTCGCGCAATAAGATGGGCATATAATAGAAACAAAAAACTATTTTTTATTAAGGAGGTTTTTATAATGGCGAGAAGAAAAAAGACAACAAATGATGAGTACATGAGGTGCTGGATATTTAAAGATTATGGGATGAACTATAAAGATATAGAATCGTTTTTTGCGAAGTATAACATTGTATACGAGCGAGAGCTGCTTGGTACATGTGATCTACTTCCGGATGGACAATTCGAATGTTTATGGAACATGTACCATTTTAAATGCAGTGACTTGGTGTACAAAGAGTTGACTGATGAAATAGCCAACATGAACAATGAGGAACTAATTAAAGATAGTTTGGATATAATGGCCGGAGCTGTCGTGGCTGAAAAGAGGACAGTATCATACGAAAGGAGATGATGTTTATCGGGGCTTAGCAGAAATTGCTAGGCCTCTTTGTTTTGTCCGTTCGCGCGAAAAGATAGCCATATAGTAGATGAAATATTATTACATTTTTAAGGAGGTTATTGATATGTTTAAAAGATATTTAGTGGAGAAAACGATTGTTAAGTCGATTCACGCAGGCATGCATGTATTGTTTGGTGCCGCTCAGATCAACACCGTTAAAGTGGTGGTGAATGGGGACAAAGAATACGTATTGATGTCAGCGATCGGAGACAAGGTGCAACACTTATATTTTAAGGAAATGTACCAGAACTACTTTGAAGAAGGAATGATTAGAGAACTAGTAGAAAGAGTACTTGTATACCCGGAATAATTCCGGGTATTTTTTTTTCACGCAGATACCCATTACTGGTGATATTTTTGTAACGCAAAATTTCGCTCAAATTTCTGCGTCTATTATAGGAGCGGGTATATCGTACGATTATTTGCTTCTTTTTGTTTTCGCCATTTTTTATGGCTCTCTGTTAGGAACATTTTGTTTAAGCAACCAAGACGAAAGGAGAAAACTATTATGGACCGTCTTGAGGAGTTAGTAAGAGAAATTGCGGATGAGTACAAAACAACTGAGAACAAGAAGGAGTTTATTGATACGCTCGAGAAAGCGGTCGATATTCACATTAAGCTTAAAAACGCAGAGCTTAATGCTGAGAAAGTCGCCCTTGAGCATGAGGAGAAACTCAAGCAGATCGAAGCTTCAGCTGCTATTCATGAAAAGCTGGATGCTCGCGAAGACCTGAAGCTGGAACATGAGCATGAGGAGAAGATGGAATCCATCAGAGCCAATGCAGCGTTTCAGGAAAGTCAGGAGATTCGTGAGGATCGTAAGCTTGAACATGAAGAGTGGAAGGATCAGCAGGAGATCGAGAATGAGAAAGCCAAGCTCAAGAATGAGAAGAACGGTATTAAGGCCGAAACTGTGTGCAAGATAGTTGGTGGAACAACGACGGCTGTTCTTGCGGGGATTAAGATCTTTGAACTCGGAGGCTTAGTTCATCAGGTGATCTCAGACGACAATGATGGGAAATTGTATATTTCTCAGGGATGGGACCTGGCAAATAGGTTCCTGCTTAAGGGATTGCTGTAATGTTTCTAACAAGAAAAGCGGGGGCTCAGAGAAATCTGGGCCTCTTTGTTTTCGCTATATTTTCTGATGGTGTAATAGTAGCTTACTAATAATTCATATTTTAGAAAGGAGAACTGATATGGAGGATTCAAAGCAGAAAAAGCCTTTGAAGGATCGTATCAAAGATACTGCGGAACAGGGTAAAAAGAAGGCAAAGGAACTCTGGCAGGTGTGTAAAGAGCATAAAGAAGTTGCACTTGTCTTGGTTGGCGCTGTATGCAAGGTTGGCTACGAGGGGTACAAGGTACACAATCGTAGAACCGATCGCAAAGAGCGCCGCAAAGAAAAGGAAAACTGGAGATATGATCGTTCCACCGGACAGTGGTATGAGTTGAAAAGACCCATGAAGACGCGTGAGAAAGAGGAATACGATCGTAGATTGAAGGCGGCAAGAATGCATGAAACCAACGAAACGGTATACATTATTCTGAAAGATATGAATTTACTGAAGGAGTGAGTTATATTTGCGGGGGCTCAGAGAAATCTGGGCCTCTTTGTTTTTCGCGTTTTTTTCTAGGGGTATAATAGAGAAGCGTATAAGGCGAGTTTGAACGCCAAGAAATAGTTTAAAACGTAGAGTAGAACGCCAAGGGCAACCTGGGTGTTATCCTTGGAGACGCTGGTTGAAAGCCAGCTAGTATGCTTCTTATTTTTTTTTTCGCTATTTTTTCTACCTTTGTAGTGAAGGATGTAAGAAAGGAGGTATCCACATGAACGATCGGAATGATTTGACTAATTTTACAGACGTCATGGATTACGCAACCACATGTGCAAATGTTGTGCTGCATGTGATTGGTGCAATCCTGGGAGTAAGGCACATCATTCAGATAATTGTAGCGTCTTACATGCGAAAGAAAAGAAAGGAGTAATGGGCGATGAGTGCAGATACATTATTTATTATCGGGATCGTAATCT